TGTTATACCTTGTATTGTTGGAAAGGTAGGAACTCCTGTAGAAGAAAATTCTGTAGCGTATGGATTCTCATATAAATTAGCATCAACCCAAGTTGTTCTTGATAAAGAGCCTGTTACCCAAGTGCCATCTTGGTAATTATAACAAACATATCTATCATTAAACTCTGAAGTAGCTTGTGGATAATACCAACATATTTCTTCATATAAATGATTTAAACCCACATAAACTGATTCACCAGCAGCATAATTAATTCCTAAATTATTTCCATTTTTTGTAGTAAATACAAAATCTTCTACAGCACAAGGTAATGATTTTACTGTACCATCATAAACAAAAAAACCACCCGACTCTCCCATCCAATAAACTATACCATTAACATATTTCATAGCATGTTGACCAATACATCCACAATTAGAACCTACTTGTCTTATTGAAAATGTAAATGGTGGACCAACAAATTGCATAACGTAAGCAGCATTATCAGTTAAGATAAAAGTATAATCTTTACCTTTAATCGCTCCTACAATTTTGGTGCCTGAGTCTAACCTAAAAGTTCCTGCTGTATTTATAGATGTTGGTGTGTAATCACTTATATTTTCTTGGTCAGAAAATCTTATAAACATTTTATCTTGTGTACCGGTATCTCCAATAGTGGTTTCAGTACCTAACATAATTAAATGCCTATCTCTATCAGAAACTAAAGACATAACAGATGCAGTAGGTGCGTTTGATATTAAAACTGCTCTTGTATTAAGTGCGTTAGTATTAGAATTAATAGGGTTCCAAGAAAAAGATTGACCATTTTTTATAGTAGCAATAAGTTGTTCTCCAAAATTATCTAAAGACCATGATGCAGGATCTATTGTCAATGTTTGAGATAATGATTCAATACCCCAACCTGTAAATACTTCAACACCTGCACCACTGGAGTGTGCAGATCTTGTTCCTGCAGCAGCTCTCGTTATGCCTGTTAGATCATTATTTAATATTCCAGTGTAAGAAATAAATTCAGCACCAACTTTTATTGTTCCTGTAGAAGGAAATCCTGATGTTGATGTAAGTGTAACAGAGGTTCCTGTGCCTCCTGTTCCTGCAGTGTCATCATTTAGTGATCCATTAAGTGTACTAAAAACTTGTTGTCCACCTCCCCACAATCCTGTTCCCCATCCAAAACCAAACGTTGAACCTAAAGCACCAGGTTTTATATAGGGAGTAATTACGGCAGATCCGCTTCCTGCAACAGTTGTTCCTGCTGCGCTCGCCATGGTAATTGTAAAGGTGTCACTTCCTGGTACGGTTATGACTTGAAAAGGATTTGTTGTAAAATCTCCTGCAGAATAGCCTGCCCCTGATGGAGGAGTAACTGATGAAAAAAGAAATATATCTCCAGGCTCTAAACCGTGAGCAGGTTTATTTACAGTAACTGTTGCTGATGTATTAACAGTATCAAATGTGCATCCTGATAAAGCTGTGCCTAAAGGAGTAATATCAAAAAAAGATCCTTCATAATAAATAACTAGTAATTTGTTTGTTCCTATTGCTGCATACTTTCTACCGTCAAGATCGGCCCATATAAATTGTTCTTTTGCTGCACCAACTAAAGTGCTTTCTAAAAGTTGTTCCCATCCACCAATTTTTTCAGGTAGTCCATATCTAAATCTAACAAAGTCTCCATCAGTCCACTTACCTTCTGCACCTGTTTGAGTTACTTGTTTGTTAAATCCTGGGGCTATATTTACTTTTGTTAATGGCATTCTTAATTATACCCTATTGTAATTAGAATTTAAACAGTCAGGTATTACCTAAAGTTCCATAACTATATTTAAATTTAACCTAAAATTACTTGTTTTTGAAGTAATACCTTTGTGTATCTTTTCAGATCTAAATAAAACAGCTTGGCTCTCTTGTGAGCTAGCAAATTCATTTTCGATTAATGTTCCACCATCATTAGTATGAAGATTATATATTGCAGAAATAAATTTACCTACATTTTGATCATCTGAATGTAATTGGCACTCTGATTGAGGAGTATATAAATTCCAATACAATCTACTAACATCTTTAATTTTAAACTTAGATCTTTCTTGAATTAAAGAAAATACTAAATCTCCAAAAAAATTTAAAGTCTTGTCAGCTTTATAATCACCATATTTCATATAAGTTATTATAGCTTGTCCCGCATCTTTCAAAGATGGGTTTGCAACTATGTCACTAAAATTATGTTGATATTTTTTATCTGAATCATTTACAAAAGACCATTGTTGTTGGCCTAAGTAATTGATAATATTTTGATTCATCCTATGTGGGATTGGTAAATTTAAGATTTCATCAATCATCTTTTTTTGGTTCTGTGCCTATAATTTTAGATTTATTGTCAGTTATTAATTGTGAAGTTTTTTCGTCAAATCTTTTGTTAAATTCAACACATATTTTCATTAAGTTGTTTGAAAAATGCCTTAAAAATTCTTTAGATAAATAAAGCTTTTTGTGTTTTTTAATTATTTCTATCTCTGGATCATCAAAAATTATATCACATGAACCATCTTCTTTTTGATTAAATTTCATTCACTAACCCCCCAATATCTTCTTTTATCCATATAGTATTCTTTATTTTTTCCGTTTGCATCAACATAATGTAGAAATGTTTGAAACTGAAAATCACCTTTAAATTCTTCTCTCCAATGAACCACATCGCAACCTAAGTAAATTGCTGCGTCTCCAACTTCTAAATTAAACTCATTACCATCCATAAATATTGGCCATACTGTGCCATCTCCGTTTATATTTGCTGTAACACTAATTTCACATGAAGGTCTATCTGTGTGTTTTTTTAAAATAGAATATTTTGTATAACATCTCCAAAAAGCATAAGTCGCTAATAGTTTTTTACCAGTTTCTTTTTCCATTAAAGGTTGTTTTTTTAACATTAAAGAATCTACAACTGGGTCACCATAATACATAGTATCAGCATTATTGTTTTGAATAAAATCAAAATTTTTTAAATTAGTTCTATGTTTCATGTCGCAGAAAATAGTAAGTAATTCTATTTCATCTTTTGATAAAAAATTTTTTATAATTTTATATTTAAAATCTTTACCTATCGTGCCCATGCTACTACTGAATACCTTTCTCCTTTTGTAACAGGTAAAACTGAATGTGGATACAAAAAATTACTAGGCCAAATAACCATGCAATTTTTTTGACTTTTAATTTTATATTTTTTATCTCCTCCTGGAAATTTAAAAACTAAATCACCACCTTCATAATCATCATTAATAAAAAAAATACCACTGTAAGTTCTCGGAACGGATATAGCATTGTCTACATGAAATTTGTAAAATCCACCAACATTATACTTTAATATTTGTATTTCACTTACAGAAAAAATTTCTTCTACCCCTAATGATATTTGATACTCTTCGATTGTTTTTGTAAATAAATGATGTAATAAATTTGTCCAATGAATATTAGTAAGGCTTTTCTCTCCTGTATTTTCCATAGGCCAAAAAAAAGTTTTTCTTATTTTTTCGTCTAATACATTTTTTGAATCATCACCAATAACTGCCGCTTGTTTGAAATGAGGAGATTCTTTACAAATTTTTGTTAGGTTATCAAGCACTGATTCAGGAACTAGATTAGTAAATACTTTTATATATTTATAAAGTTGACAATCTATTTCCATGTTTTTTTATTCCAAATTTGTTTTTTGTAATTATGAATCATAAATTTTTCATAAAAAAGATTTGCCATTTCTCTTTTATCTTCACTTTGTGTTACAACTTCCATTTTCCATGCTTCTCTTCTAAAAGGAATAACTTGCACATAAGGTGTGCCAAGCTCTATAGTAGATTCAAGTTTTTCATACTTGTCTCCATTAACAATAAACGGAAAATTTATTTCACCTTGAAAGGTGTCTGTATCTACAATTGCAGGTATAATAGAAAATCTATCGTCAGTATTATTTAAAGGAGGTACAAAAAGTGTAGAATATCCAGGTGGCGTTTCAATAAGCCAAGGATTTAATATTTTATGTACTGCAAGTTTTTTATTTTTTTCAACCATAGGGCTTTCACCTAGTTGAGAAGTATTATGAAATTCAGGTTGACCATAATTTAAATTAATTTCTTTATGTATGGGAGTATTTACGTAACGATTTAATGGAGATTGCATACCGGTTTTTTTTTCACCATCAATTTCAACATTATGTACTAAATGATAATCAACAGGCATTTTCAATATATAACCAGCTGTAAGAGAATCTAAAAAAGGTATACATCCCTTAATAGTTTTCTTTTCTTTAGTATGTTCTAAATTTTTAAACCATTTGGGTATGTTTAATTTAGCAGGTATAGGAAGATAATTCTTATGTGTATCTACGTATTTTTTGTTAGCTTTGAATTTTATTTTATTTTCAAACACACCATGTCATACAGAATTTTATGGGATCTGTAAAGGATGGAGATAAGAAATTGAATTTTCTTCACAATAGTTTTCCCAAGATGTATTCAACGGAAAACTAACAGATGAATAATCAAAACTCTCTAGTGTACCTAAATAATTTTGACAGTCTGCTAGCATTGCATTTGATGGATTAAATGGAATAAATTCATTTAATTTTTTTTTGATATTGTCATGTATTCTTTCCATTTCATTTTGGTCCATTTCATAACCATCCCAAGTTAAATCAGTAAAAGTAGCATTTCCTCCCGATACTTCTATATTAACTAAACCTCTTTTTACTTTTGAAAAATCTTCATCAGAAATATCAATAGTTGTACAAGGCGGAATCAAAACATTTAAACTATTTAAATCTGAATCATTAGCAGCAATGTTACTTAAATTTCCTTGTTCATTTAATATTAAATAAGCCATGATTATTGTCCTCCGTCATCGTAAACTGTTAGTTGTCCAGCAGATCCAGCATTTCCTGGATTTCCACCTTGTCCTTGTGGGTTACCTCCAGTACCACCTTGTGCAGTGTTTCCTGCTGCTAAATATTGTGCAGAGGGTAATGATGAAGTAGATCCTGGAGTTGTTCCAGCAGATCCTGGACTTCCTGGTTGGTTATTATTTCTAGGACTTCCTTGTCCTCCAGCACCACCATTGGCAGTAAATAAATTTGTTACACTTGTAGCGTTACCAGCATT